ATAGTTGTGAGCAAATGGATTACCTATATAACTCACGTTACCTTTGTGTTGTCTTTTATGAAAATGTCCTGAGAACACTCTTTCCACGTTAGAGAAATGGGTAGCATTCAGTTCACCGTGATCTGGCATCTCGACCATGGCATTCATCTTGAAGTTTGGAAGTTCAAAATGACCAAACATATATTTGGCTTTGATTTTTTGAATCTTCTTCCACTCATTACCGATAAGCCATGGTATCAATGCTACATCATCTTTAACGACTATTTCATTAACAACTTTGATGTTAGGGATTTCTTGAGCGAACACCACTGAAGATATCTCACGCTTGTCTCTGTAGAACAGGTCGTGATTACCTACTAAAAAATAGGTCTGATCAAATGCCTCACTCAGTCGTTTGAGATTAGAGATGGAATAGTTGAGTGTGCTGATGTTGATCGACGATCTATGATGATGCCAGTCGCCCAGAAAGATGCAGGTTTCTGCACCAAATTTTTTTGCTTCGTCTATGAACCAATTGACAAAATTTTCACAATCATTATTGTGTTGTCGTGAGTTGTTCTTTAGACCAAAGTGAATGTCCGTGAAACAGGCCGCTTTTTTAAACATATATCAATCTCAAACTATTGAGACATTATACTACTTTTGCTTGTTCTTGTCAAGAAGTTTTGGATAAAAATTATCAATGGTGACACCGAAATCTTCTTTGTTTCTCATTTCGTTTTCTAACTGTCTAGTGTATGAAGGATTCTGTCCTGATTCTTGTAGTAAATCGTCTCTTAAACTCTGGTGTTTCTTTTCTACATTTAATATTCTGGTAAATGAATTTGTGATGGCCGCTGTGTAATAGGCAAATGGGTTGGCACTTTTTGATTCATCAAACTGTAGGCCAATTTGACTCAACTGTAACAATGCTTGTGATTGCATTTCGTCGTTATAAGTGTAACCTCTCCAGTTACCTCTACTGCCATATCTCTGGCATAATTTCATGAACATCAAAGCCAACTTGTTGGTCATTTTACCATGAGTCAAACTGAACTGGTTATGACCTGCATGATGACTCCTGCCCACTTCGTGCCATTCTCCGTGTTCACCGAGAGCATAGTGCTTGAAAGGAATAAAATTTAATTTTACTTTCGTATCTGCAACTGTTTTAGGATTGGCTTTCCTATCTAGGTCATCGGGGATATGATCAAATGTGTAGACCCTAATGACAACATCAGTGTCCTTGATATCTTTGAGTTTGATCTGATCTTCTTCTTTGAGCTTGGCCTTGGTTACTCCCAATTCTTCGCACTTTAACACAGTCAGTCTCTCAACACGATTTTTACGTGCTTCCATGATTAACTTTTTAGTCAATTTTTCAATAGGCTTGTCGAATATCAAATCATAATCTTGATACTTGGGATCTTTGTACCAACAAAAACTGTTCTTGCTTTTGTGTATCTCTTTTAAAATATCACGGTTATTTAAATAATTAACTCTTTTCATGTAGCATATAATATGATAAATGTTGCCAAAGGTCAAATCTTTTTTAACTGCTACTATAATTATTACTATAAATATCATTATGACACTCATTAACAACGACTATAGAGCGATACTACAAGCCAAAACTGGCGGTAAAGACAAGGTGTATGGTCCTAGGAAGCACGACAACATACTTTGGCCACTGTGGCAGACAAACGGTATGCTGATGCCATATACACCTGCGATACAGGTCAGTCACACGCAAGTTGATTACTCGCAGTACAATCTACCTCAAACTAACTTCGATTACTTCGCATTTTCACGTAGGAGTTCACCAGCGTTGAGTATCACAGCACCATTCACAGCAAATGATTACGAGGAAGCCAGATATATGTTGGCCGTCATACATTTTTTAAGATCTGTGACAATGACATACTTTGGTGTAACGAACACCAAGTATCGTGGATTACCTCCTCCGGTTTTACTTTTTAGCGCCTATGGTCCTTTTATGTATAACAAGGTTCCAGTACTGATACGTAACGTGAGTTTTGGTCTAGAGCAAGACATTGATTATGTGCCTGCAGGTGGAGACCCAGACAACGTGTTCAAAGACATCAAAGAAGATCCTATTGCGGACACTGCCGACCCGGGTGTGATAACGTCATCTCCGGCAACAGATCCATGGGAATTTGACAGATACATTGCAAAATCTTATGTACCGTCAGTGTTAAACGTTTTTATGGACGTGGTATATGCACCAATACCTGCAACAATGAGAGACAAGTTTGACCTTGAAAAATTCACATCAGGAGAATATGTCAAGGATGGCAATGAAAATGGAGAGAACGGATTTATCTAATGGCTAATAAAACATCACCATACTACAAAACACCTGTCATCGAAGATTACCTTGACATCATTAGTATGCCAACCATTGACAAAAACGTCAATGACGAGTATTATACGATAGAATCAAAGTACGACAGAAGACCAGATCTTCTGGCTTATGATTTGTATGGCAACACAAGATTATGGTGGGTTTTTATAAAAAGAAACATGAACGAGATACAAGACCCTATCAACGATTTTAGAACAGGTTTGACAATCAGGATACCAAACAAACAAACACTGTCGGGGTTATTGACATAAAATGATACCATTAAGAAATCTTATTGGCAAAAAATATTTTGAGCCAAACATTAGACACGAACATGAGTCGGTGACTTACGACATCACACTGGCCATGGCCACCACCGAAGACACAAACAGATGGCTCCGATATGAAAGAGAATTAGAAGGAAACGGACAAGCAAAAGAACTCAACACCCTTGATAACAAAGAAATCTTTAAAAATGAAGTGATTGTACTGGCACAGAGTGCATCTACTGTGACTCAAGTCACACGACTAGACATAGAAGGTTACACATCTCCAAACCAGAGAAACAGCATATCATATTCCACCAAGATGAGAATGAATGTGCTTCAACCACAAGGCAATACGTTCTTGAGAAACATCTACAAGAGTGCGGCACTGTTAGATATAACGAACCACTACAGCCATCCTTATTTTTTACAGGTATATTTGAAAGGTAGAAAAGCAGACGGTTCTGTGGAACAAGAGATACAAGGTACCAGAAGATGTTATGCCATATACATCACTAATATAACCTATCGTGTTGAGCTGGGTGCCACCAACTATGAAATTTCAGCGATAAGAACAGGTAACATGGGTCTAGTCGATGATCACAACTTGGTCGCTGACCTAGAAATGAAAAACATCAATACATTTGATGATTTCTTAAAACAGTTAGAAACAGAATTGGCTTCACAAGAAAGACATTTCTTGGGTCAGAGCAAATTGATACTAGACAAATATAAATTCAGAGTGGCAGGTCCACCTGTAGAAGGAGACCAGCCAACAAATAAGTCCGATTCTGCCAATCGCACAGACTTCTTAAATGCACCAATAATATATGACGGTGAAAATGAAAACACACTAGGGCAAAACATCGCAGATGGGGGAGTTAGAGCAGAAGTTGAAAAAAATACTCCTATAACCGAGATACTTGAAAAATTCATCGCACGGAATGAATGGATATACAAACATTCAAAGAACGTCAGAGAAGAACTGAGTAAATCTTTTGCAGAAGGAGCCATGGCAAAGGAAGACCAACAGAGCTTTAAGAAACTTTTACTTGATAAATTCATACCAACGATCAGCACACATTCGACGATTATCAAATATGATCCTTTGAGACGAGACTATGCTAGAGAATTCACTTACACAATAAACCTAGTGCCAATGACCACACCATCAGCGGCCATAAGAGAAGAATTACAGAGCAATCCACGATATACCAAAGAACGTATAAAAAATATCATATCCAAAAAGAGAATGGTCAAGAGATATGATTACTTCTATACTGGATTGAATCTTGATGTGTTGAACTTTGATATCAACTACAATTTCCAGTATGTTTACGGACTAGACACTGTGGTAGGATTATTCAACAAATACGGTAATCAGTTCTACAGCAAATTCATAACTGAGAACAGCAGTCAGAAAAAAATTGACAGCCTAGGTGCTACTAAAATGTCAAACACATTTGACACTTTTGTGAAAGACGGTGAGCTAGATGGGAATGAAAAATTCCAAATAGCCAAATACAGATATGATATATTACGAAAAGCAAGAGATATCTATTTAGACGCCGACGGTGTACAACCAGATCAAGATACACTAAATGCATATAACCAACTGGTCAAAGAATACAACGAAACACTATCCTTGTATAACCAAACAGGATATGATGATGTTGGTAACAACTTGGGGAAAGTACAAGAGATTTCGCAAAAAGAATGGGAATTTAAAAACGAAGTTGTGAAAGAATATTCAAAACTAGGAACCACAAAAAGATCAGGTACCACGTATGCTGAAAAGATTAATGATCAAAGATATATCAGCACCACACAAACACAAGGCACCAAGATGCCAGTACAATTCTATGAAAGATATTTCAAACCAGAGTCAGAAGGTATGATAGGAGTGGGAGCAAATTCAGACTTCCATACCATATTAAAGAATGCCAAAGTGGGATCGAATGAAATGGTAAATGCTGTGTTAGAGATCATAGGTGATCCTTACTGGCTTGATGGTCCGGGTATGTCAGAAACTTTCAACAACAAAGAAATGGTCAACTATAGACAAGAAGTTGTCATATTGTTTTCAAGTCTGATACCTGGAACGCCAGAAGAAGAGACCGGATATTTGCAGACAGCAGAATCTAGAGCAGATGAATTTTTAACTGCACTGTACAGGGTATGGAAAGTAGATCACACATTTGAAAATGGACAATTCACGCAGAGATTATCCATGGTAAGAGATACAATCACAGACTTGTCCATCATGATGGACGAATATGAAGAAACCAAAGATAAACAGAATGAAAACAAGGAAGATACCAAAGGAATAGTGGTTGAATTATACACCGCGGATCAAGGTCATTACAATGATCCAATTGGTAATGACCAACCGCAAAAGAAAAAGAATCTCACTTATTCAAAGGATAGTGCCGCACTGTCTATAAGTTCTGAAGCCAGAGGCAAGTTGCCGGAAAAAACAATAAACACTATCGAATCAGTAGAAAGCAACCAAGAAGAAATTGACACTTGGGTGAAAAAATATCAAGAGAACCAGATTAACAAATTAAAAGAACAAGGATCAACATAATGGGAACCAAAACACAATCATCGGCAGGAGCATGGCAAAAGTACACAGGTGCTGGTGCATCAAAATCTGTCAAATACCAAACTATACAGTTTGCCGAGGTAATGGACAACACAGACGGTTCAAAAATGGGACGACTGCGAGTTTATATTGTGGGATCTCGTGGTAATAAACTGGACCAGAACAACTGGAGAACTGTGTCCTGGAGCTCACCATTTGCGGGTGCAACCAATCTCGATGACACGATCAAAGGCGGTGAAGGCAAGCCCGAAGACAAGATAGAAAACAGTTATCAAGCCACACAAAGAAGTTATGGTATGTGGATGACACCACCTGACATAGGAAATATCGTTATTGTGGCTTTCGTTGATGGCAACGAGAACATGGGGGTATGCCTAGGTTGTATGTTCCAACCTGGAATAAATCACATGATACCAGGTATAGCCAAGGGTGCGACATTTGGAGAAGATTCACCGTTGGTGCCAGTGGCAGAAGCAAACAGAAAAAGTGATGAAGTCAACAACAACTATTCATTGTATAAGAGCAAACCTAACACAATAGATAGTGTGCGTAGGGCCAAGCATGATCCATTGTTTGAAAGCCTAACAGATCAAGGATTAGAGAATGACAACATCAGAGGACTGACAGATTCATCGGCGAGACGTGAAAGTCCCAGCCAAGTATTTGGATTTTTAACACCAGGTGGTCACCAGTTCGTCATGGATGATGCCAGTCAGAAACATATCAGATTGAGAACAACCGGTGGTTCACAAATATTACTAGATGACACAAACAACACCATATATGTTATCAACAGCCAAGGCACGGGTTGGGTCGAGATAACTGACCAAGGCAAGATTGAAGTGTGGGGTGCTGATTCGATATCTTTGAGATCAGAAAAAGATGTGAATATCAGAGCCGACAGAGATCTAAATCTAGAGTCAGGAAGGCACGTGAACATCAGGGCAAGATACACTGACGAAAACAATCAACCAACTTCAACTAAAACACTTACCCCAACTAAAGGAAATGTGCATATACAGACTGCTGGCAGTTTCAAGGTTACTAGCGGAACAGACAACACAGATAACATAGACATGAGCACCACAGGGTCAACGAATGTGTACAGCGGCGA